TTCTATTTCATAACCTGAGTCAGTAATGACAGGCAAGATTACATCTAAGTGTGCAAGATACCCTGAACCACCAATACCAAAGAAACTAACAGTTCCGTCCCACCTACCTAATTTATATGCTGGCATGTGCCTTGCATAAGGTAAATCGTACTTTAACTTATTACAAATCTTTCGACGTGTTGCAACATCAAGTCCTTCTACCAAAGAAACTAACAGTTCCGTCCCATCTACCTAATTTATATGCTGGCATGTGCCTTGCATAAGGTAAATCGTACTTTAACTTATTACAAATCTTTCGACGTGTTGCAACATCAAGTCCTTCACACTTAATGTTTACTTCGTCTTTAATAATCAGTTTACAGTTCAATCAATTCCTCCTGGACTGTTGGTGCTATATCACCAACGTATACAACACACGGATGATTCTTTAGCAAATGTCTTATCATAGTTTGCCCTCCGGCAAATAAATTATTACTTGCTAGTATTGTAACATCTTTTTCTTCTTTGAACAACCACTTTGCAGGTTTTTGATTAAAAATTAAGAACTTAGCACCATCTATTTTTCCTCCAAACCCATTATCTCTAACCCAATCGTTAAAACTTCCATCATCATTCTTATTAGCTCTGAAACATACTCTAAAATCATTCCTATCAAAACCGCAATTATCTATAGTTTCGCTTAATGTATATAACCAGCCGTTTACATCACTTGTACGATCTAGTATAACTGCAACCCTGCCATCAACTGTGTAACTTAATCTTAAGAAGTCTGCAATATCTTTTATCCAAAACTGATTGGATTGTGAACTTGCAATCTTTTTAGTCCATTGGTTATACTTTTTACTATTACCAGTAAAAATATGACCCATACTTTTTGCTAAAACTAAATCAGCATCAACGTTACTTGTTCTATTTTTCCTAAAATAAACTTCAGCACTAGGACTAGCATTGTTAAGCTCAACAGTGCCTTCTTTGATTTTACTAGTTTTACTGTACTCTTTTTCGTCCCAGTAAATTTCTTCAACTCTTTCAATAATATCTTCAAATTCGTGGTCGAACTCAAAGTCGTTAACTTTTAAAAACTCTTTGAGTAACACAAGATTGTAATCATATAAAGAAAGTGTTCTAACTTTTCTTTCTGGATCCCAACGATTTTCACTGTCTCTATTATATCGTATTTCTTTAATAAAATCATCAAAGTCTGTTTTAAAATGGAAAGGAAATCTTAGTACAATCCTTTGTGTTTTGTCAACCTCTTCAACCCAAACTTTCTTACTAATATCAATGACACGAAACTCTCTTTTCCATTGAGGCATTTCCATATGGTTACCGTAATCTATTTCATCTGAAACTACCTTACGATATTTAAACAGTATTTTTAGCACATATTGGGCTTGTTTTTCTGTAAAATGCTTACCTTGTGTAATAGAGTCATAAAAGCTGTGTGCAGCGGAGCGGTCTTGGTATTGCATAGAGTAAAACTTACCGTCAAGCGTGTCCAAGAAATCTATGAATAGATCTTCTGTAAAAGTGTGATGTCTCATACTACTATTATATAATAGAATGCCGCAAAGATCAAGAGTTAATTTGCGTTTTTAAATAATTTTCTAATCTTTTTAGTGGCAGTCCTTGTTCTATTTCTTCTACTGTAAATTCAGTCCATGCATAATCATTTAGCCACTGTTCTCTATCATGCAAAATAGGATCTTCAATAGTAGATAGACTAGACATACTAACATCGTATGCTAAACTTGAAGGTCCTGTGTACGCCGGTACACCGTTTATGACGCTATGAATACCTGGATTACTTGACCAACTTATAGTTGCCCATGCATTTTCAAATGACATGTCGAAATCGTCATACGTACCAGACACATGCACAGGGTGCTGTCTGATAACGTTGGGTAAGTATGCTTCAATTGAGTCTAGCTGGCATCTAGGATGCGGTCTAAACACAATCACTCTATCTGAATACTTTCTAATTTCAGTTACAGTGTCTATTACCCACGAGCTCATTGGCGGCATGCCTTTCCATTGCAAACTTTTATCATGTTGTCCACATAATAAAATATGATTGCCTTCTTTACGCCACGGTTTTAGAAATAGCCCAAGAGCATTGCTACGACTATTATCATTATTATCATTCCCAAAATAAGCGTCCCGATTAATTCCATTCACTCCTACCTTCCATGTGGTTCCTCTTTTGATTCCACCGACCTCAAGTACGATGGTGGGTTTGGATTGATCCCAGACACTTTGATTAGGCGCCATTCTACCATTAAACAATACGCTCCATATAACATTAATGTCGCTATCAGTATCGGAATCAGTAATAGTGTGCCCGCAAGATATAACGCTACGTTCAAAAGCAGCAAAAATAGGTTTAGAGTTAAGTGCGCCATATTGCTTCCACAGTTTGAATTTCATTATTGGTTCCAGTATGGTTCCGTTCTTGGTACAAGTAGGTCTGTACGTTTGCTTTTTCCAAGGGCTTTACGTCCTCCTTTAAGATGATCAAGATATGCTCCCCACATTGAGTTAATCAGTGGATGGCCTTCACCAGTGACAAGCCCTGCTGCCCAATCCCATTCGTGCATTTTAACTCTTTGACGTACAACGTCGAATACAAAACTGTCATGCCACTCTGCCATCTGAAAAATGCCTTCATTTTCTGCTTCATCGTAAACACGTTGAAACTCTCTCATGAATCTTTTGGTTTGCTTGTTACCTAGTGTAAGTGAATAAAGTCCACATTCACTAAACTTACCTTTTCTACCAAGAAAACACACATCAAAGTTAGGTGGGGCTAATTCATTCACTCTTTGATATGTAATTGGACTGTGGCAAAAGGTATCTGCGTCCATCCACATCAGTCTTTGTGTATCGCATACTTTTGCACAGTGAAAAATACTATAAACTTTGTGTGCAAAGCGAATTGCGTCCCATTTAAATCCTTTACCTGAGTCTCTTCTTCTACTTCTTATAGGATCTCCACTAACATCACCATTTGCTTTAGGTACATCTTTCCATGTATTCTTAAATGCTACAAGATCCGGTACTGACGAGTGTAAGTCGTACAATACAACTCTGTTATGGTCCTTAATTCGAGGATTACAGTCTTCTGCGTATACATATAGCTTCACTTCTTCTGGCCAATTATCGATAAAACTGTCGATCATGCGTTGTCCGTACTGTTGTAAGCCTTTTGCGTGGAATGTTGTTACTACACTGATTGTCATTGGAAAAAATCTCCGTCTTTTTTGCAGGTCCAAACATGAAAAGTGCCAGCTTGAGCAATTGCATTATACTTGTGCCTATAAAGATTAGCACTTTGCACTCTATCTATCACTTTTTCATCTTCGATGAAAATATCCGGTCCCGGATTCGTTAATATTGGCCCCATATGGTCCAAAACTTTTAGTAAATCTCTATCTATAAAGACTGTTGTTATACTTTGAACAAAACAATCCTTTAATTTTGACTTATAAACAGCATTTGGGCGTCTTACTCTTTGCGCACCTTTGTCATATACAAAAACAGTGTCAAATAAATCAAATAATTCGTCAAACACACCGAGTCCTTGCCCGATTACCAAACAGTCAACAAAAGGCTTCTTCACTGCGCTCTTTAAAATTCTTTTTGTTGCCTTTGACACGTTATCTTCCTTGTTGTAAAGGTATTACCTTACCACTTTTAACTAAACAGTCAACAAAAGGCTTCTTCACTGCGCTCTTTAAAATTCTTTTTGTTGCCTTTGACACGTTATCTTCCTTGTTGTAAAGGTATTACCTTACCACTTTTACCACTAAATTTTTCATATGGCCCGTCACCTAAGTATCTACCCATATGATTTTTAGCAGGAGCCATAAATCCTGTCTTCGGAGCCATAATCATAACTCTCTTTGACTTCATGTACACTTGATCGTAGTTTCTTTTTAAGAAAAAGTTAACTGCTGTGTCTACATCATTATTAATCTCAAAACATACCCAAGGATTTTGCTCTTCGATAACTTTTTCCATACCAACTATTGCAGGAAGTTCATAACCTTGTACATCAATCTTAATTAATGAAATATTTTTAAGATTTTCGTCATCTAATCTTTTTACTTGTACTGTATAGAAGTCAGGTGACTCCCACATTGCAATTTTGCTATCGCCGCAGTTCTTAATACCGTCATGAAACTGTACAACTACCTCTTTGTCTCCAAGTGCTGTTGGTCTAATCTCAACATTTGCAGCAGTTCCTAAATTCTTTATTAAACACTCATGCACTCTTGTACTAGGCTCATAAGATACAACCTTTTTAAAGTGTTTTTTCATATCCATTGACCAAACACCTACATTTGCTCCTACATCTACAAATGTATTTTTCAAAGGTATGGTATCGATGATCTTATCTCTAATCTTTCGTTCATAGTTAGGATTAGACATGTCGGTATCTTCTTGAATATGTCTTGTCATCTTAACTTCGTTGTCTGGCATGTACCATCCATTGTCTAACTGTATCATAAGTATCTCCTAAAGTGTCGCCATGCCTCTCCTGAGGCTAATTCTTCAAAGTTCCAATGACACATTGCTAACTTTTGCACCCAAACATCTCTATCGAAAAGTTTAGGATCGTTTATTCTTTTAATCTTTGTATTAGATACTTCGTGACTTTGACTGTGTTCAGGTTCTGGGTCTGTTAAGAACACAGGAACGCCTTCGATAGCACTAACTACACTCGGACTACTATTATATAGCACAGTTGCCCAAGCACCTTGTAAATCTTGTAATATACTGGGGTTACTGCTTAAAAATACGTCTTTGTGTTGTGGGAAGTATCTAGTTTTTTTGTCTCCTGGATGACCTCTTACAATAATTGGTCTATCAGTAAGTTGTCTAAGTGTTGCAATAGTATCGTTAGCCCATTGTACGCTGTTATATCCACGCATACTCCAACCGCCATTACGTTGCAAACAAACTAATATATGATTGCCACTAGTTCTCCATGGCTTCATTTGTATTCCTAATTTACTACTAACTTTTGACCATCTGTTAGGATCAATATCAGTATCAAAGTAAAATCCTGTTGTTGGAAAAATACCATTGAAGCTATATCTTAAATAACGATTTACATTACCGTTATCATATGCTAAGAATAAGTTACTGTCTACAATTAGTGCTTTTTTACCATTATTAATTTGTTGTTCTACTGCATTTCTTCTTAAAATTAAATGTGGTGCAGTTTTTCCATGCTCGTGTACATAGCCTTGTATAAGTGCAACGTCAGCATCTGGTACAACTTGCATTGATGTTTGTGCAATAGCAGTATCGCCAGAATTACGTACTCCAGTCAAAAAATTATCTAGGATCATAGGTTTCTCTAGATTATTATTATGTGGTGGAATACCCCCGTAATATGCTACCGCTACTGTCATGGCAGTCTCTTTACGTTCTTAACTGCTACGCCATTCATAAGCTCTTCTTTTGTATATTGAGAATATGAAAGCATACACAACCAAGAACCTAAGTTACCTCGGAACAAATTATTAATATCAGAAAGTTTATTACGTGTAACTGGATTAGTGATATGTGTATCTAATGTAATTGCAGGAACGCCAGCCCAAATTGCTTCTGTTGCTGCATTACTGTTAATGTTTACCACACAGTAATAATCGTCATTTAATAATTCTTTATGTAGATTAGTTCTTTTCTTTTTAGGTGCCTTAGACCTAAATCTAATGCGCTTGTCAGTATACTTACGTAACTCTTTTGCTACATCATACTTCCAAGTTTTTAGATCTACGTGCATAATACTTGCTGCAAAAGGTCCCGGTTCAATTACGTAAATAATTTCTCCGTCTTTTCTCCACGGTCTAGGAAACTTTTTAAAATTACCTAATCTGTCTGAAGGTGCATCAAATGACTTGCCGTAGTGTAAATGACTACGTACAACTCTATGCCATACTTTGTTTGATTCTAAGAAGTTAGTGTATCCACTGTCAATAAACCAGAAAGGATAGTTGTTATCAATTTTACCAACAAGTAAATCTTCGTTACCTACAGTGTTTCTAATTAAACAATCTTCTTCTAAACTGTTAAAGTCTTTTCTACGGACATAGGTATTATTCTTTCCATCGCCTAACCAAAGTCCTGTACCTTTTACAAAGTTTTTGTACTCAGCTTTTTTATATGCAGCAAAAAGTTCATCAATACCAAATGCATCAATAAAGTATTCTATATTATTATGTATGGTATCGAAGTATGCAGTTCTTACATTACCTTTGTTTGCATTAATTATATCTACCCATTCGTCTAAATCTCTACGTACTGCTTTAAACAACTTATCTTTAAATTTTTTCTTTTCTTCAGGTTCAAGTTTACGTGTAGGGTCTTTCCACTTAGTCTTTTTACTAAGATGGTCTTGAACGTATGTTGCTGTATACCTATCTTGAATATGGAACTTAAAAAGTTCTTCTGGAACAGGTACCAGCGAGAGCAAAAAGTTTGCAATCTCTTTGTCATTCATTAGTAGTTTCATTAAGAGTACTTCTCCACTAGTTTATACGCACGGCCTTGTTCCACTTCGTCAAATGTATATTGTCCATAGGCTAAGCTATAACAGTGCTGTAGTATTTTATCTGTTTCAGGTTTGTACGGATTACTAAGCTGACTCAGATCGGTTGATGCTAACGGTGATGCTGCACAAGGTACACTTACAAATGCAGGAACACCGTATAGAACTGATTCTAGTGCAGCCATACTATTCATTGCAACAGTAGCATATACACCAGATTCAAATGCGTCATATATTGAATACTCAAAGTTACGCTCTGTGCGTGATCCTTTTATTCGTACTTCAATAGGTAAGTCGCAATACTGTTTGATTGTTTTTGTAGTTTGCTTGATCCATTTGTTGTAATCAATATCATACCAAACACATGCTTTAGGATTAGGCATTACTAAAAGAATCTTTTTATCGTAGTTCTTCCAACCTTTCCATATTAGTCTTGGATCATTGTCAACTAACATGTTCCATCTATCTTGTGGAATATCGGGTCTAAATGTAGAAAGTTGGTTTTCGTTTTTTACAATACGATGCCATTTCTTTCCACCTTTCTTGTTACCTGGACTAGGAAAGTTTCCAAAGTATCCTGTATCAATGTACCAGTAATCTCTATTTTCTTTTACACAATTATCAGCATGATGCTTTTTAATTACTCCTCTGATAACCATTGGTTTGTTTGTCTCAGCCGAGTCAACTGTTAACTTGTGCTTTGATCCTTCTACCAATATTTCTTCAGGGGATAATTTGTCCATTAAAGATTAACCTTAAATTTCATCATCTCAAATAATTCTCTTTTCCATTGTTTATGGTAAGTGCATCTACGATAGTTTTCAAACCAAGGGCCGCCTTCTGTAAAATGAATAGCCTTCGGCTTACTGTCATCTGTTTCTTCGTACCAGTCAACTAACCAATTCCATTCTTTACCTAGTTCGCCAATTTCACTATCATCTAACCAACTAAATCTATGTAAGTATGCGCCTGTAATAGCAGGATCGTTTACAAGATCCATTGTAATCTTTTTGTTACTAGGATGTCCACAGTTATATAAAATTACACTTGACCAATTCTTACGTGGATATATTGTTTGTTTTTGTCCATCCATCTTTACACCTTCTTTAGGTGTATAATCATGTTGTACACACATAACTGCATACTTGTCATCTGCTTGATCGAATAATTCTTTTATATCTGTTAAGAAAATAATGTCGCTATCACAAAACAATGCCCATCCATCAAAGTTTGTAAGCTCTGGTACTAGAAATCGTGTAAAAGTAAATTCTGTTGATGCTAGTTTATCTACAGGTCGATGATACCAACCTTGTTCTCTTAATTCATTTTGTTTTAACGGTGTTACTGATACGTTTTCATTTCTTGTTAAGATACTATGTCTGCAAACTTGATATGCAATATCTTCTCTAGTGTCGTATCCTACGAATACTTTTAAGTCCATTGTTCCTCCAAATACGCCCTTGCTTTTCCTGTGCGTAACTCACTATCGTGAAATTGACCTGCTGCTAAATGACAGCCCCAAGCAAACAATTTATCACTGCTTGGGTAATACGGTGCTTCTATTAATGATAAGTCTTGTAGTCCGACTGGGTTTGCTGCACTAACAGGCGCTAACGTAAACACCGGAATACCCTGAAATACACTCTCAACTGCTGCATTACTATTAAATGTAACAAGAGCGTACACATCGTCGTCTAAGGCTTCTTCTAGCGTGTTGTGTAGCATTCTATCTGCTCTTTGTTTATTACGTTGCCTAATTTCAATAGGCCTGTCAGTATGTTGTTTAAGTGTGTTAACAGTTTCTGATAACCACTCTTCTAAATCAAGATCATAAAACTTCATAGGCTTTTCGTCTGGTGCAGCAATAAGAATCTTTCTACCTTTCTTATTCCACGGCTTAAACTTTTTACCAAAGCCTTCGAATCTGCTTGAAGGGCGATCAATAAGTTTGTTATGTTGAAGATTGTTCTTTACAATACGATGCCAAAACTTCCAACCATTAGGGTTACTAGGAGTTACTTCGTTACCAAAGTATCCTGTATCCATATAATAAAAATCTCTACCATCTTCCCAACATTTATGCATCCATTTCTTTTTTAAGATACCTCGTAACACAATAGGATCTTCTGAAGCATCATAATTAAACGTATTAGAATCCTCAACAGGTGCACTACACCCTCGAGCAAAACGATTTATATAGGGGTCTTTTTTACCCTTGCTTACAAAAATCCAATTAGTCACGTCTTTCGATATCCTCTTCGATACAGGCTTCCCCGTATTGAACTTCTAGTATGTGTGTTAAATCATCTGTGGGGTTACTGGCCTTGTGCCAAGTACCGACTGAGATATCATATCCTCTTTGCAAGGGTTGAAGTTCTACAGTATCACTGACGTTGTTCCACTCGGTTTGCATTTTAACTTTGCCTTTTAGTACATACCAATGTTCTGATCTTTGAAAGTGTCTTTGATCAGAAAGACATGCACCTGGCTCAATTACTAATTCTTTAATTTTAAAATTGTTTTCAGGTTGATGATCTAATACTCTATACCAACCCCATTTGCGTTGTGTCTTAGGTGTTTTCCATTCTCCTAAAATCCAACTACTTGAATTCTTTTTATCTGTACCACCAACACCAAATTGAAATTCTACTCTATTGTTGTCAGTAAACTTTTTTACTTCTGGTGAATTGCCTTCACCTCTATCTCCACCGTTAGCAAATACTATTCTGTCATGCATTGTTTCAGATGTTTTAAGTGCTACGTCTATTGCACCACATGCCGATCCTTCCTCATCATCTTCAAATGTAATAACATTATCTACTACAGCAAGTTCTTTGATAATAGCAATTCTTTCTTCAACGGGCATAAAAGGCATGCCCTTTTTATTTGTTAACCACTCGTCGCTGTTAACGCCAACCCATAACTCGTTACCAAGTTCTTTGGCTGCTTTAAAGTAGGCAATATGCCCGGAGTGTAAGGGGTCAAACCCGCCTGTAACTAGTACGATTCTTTTCATACTAGTATTTATATGCGCAGTTTATGTAAAGAAAATTAAATGGTTGCGTCGTCTAAACCAGCTGTTCTTAGTTTAACGATATTAGATACTTGCCATTGTTTAATGTCTAGTCCTTTGATAATTCCTAGCCATTTATTACGTAATAATGCAAACTCGTTAATAATTTTTTCAAAGTCTACAACATCAGCTTCGCCATCTACAAATTTTTCAGCATCTCTAGAACTTAATTGACGTTGATAATTTTCAACATATTTTCTAAAGTGTGAACTACGTAAACGGCGAAGCTCAATGTTTAAATATTCGAGTATTGCTTCGATCTCTTGTAACTGTCCAAATCTAGTTTCTACAATTGCAGGCATTTGTGCTGATGCTTTTTCAAGACGCCCAACAACATTTGTCTCTTTTTTAGCCTGTAATAATTCTGCTTCGTAGTACTGCACAGCGGCAGGTATCTTCGAAATATCTTTAGAAACTTGATCGTACCAGTTCATTTAATCCTCATCATCCCAAATTGCATCTTCGACGTCTTCATCATAATTAGTGTCGCCGTCATCTTCGTCCTCAGTTACATACTCAATTGCAGTATCCAAGTATGTGTCAATACCAAAGAGTTCATTGATTGCAATTTCAGATACTCCGTGGTCTACTAGTGCAGTAACAAAGCCTTTTGCTACTTCTTGTTTTTCCTTTTCAGGAACATGTTCTGACACTACGTTCCAAATGTCAGCAATTAGATCAGATTGCATAGATTTTCTACTCCGTTATTCAGTTGGTTGTTCTTCGTAAACTTCCTCATCGACTACTTCGACGGGAGTCGATACTACAGGTGTATTTATGATATCATCCATAATTATCTGTAGTTTATCTCCAGTCCACTGTTTCCGATATTCTAACATAACTTCGCCAGTCGATGGACTTGTATACTCAAGTCTATTACCTGACTTTTTAAGATATCCTTTTGCTTCGAATAACTCAATCAATCCACTATGCGGATCCATTCCTGTTTCATATGGTATTTCAACTTGTACACTTTCAAACGGTTTATTGTAACGTGTTTTCATTACTTTACACGCCGCTCTAATACCATGTACTTGTGAAGTTTTATTACCGTCTGCATCTACTTTAAGTTTAAGTTTCTTAATAGCTACAACAATACTAGAAGCATATACAAACCCTTGTCCACCGCTGATCTTATCGTCTGGATCAAACATATCTTGTGATGCATATGTGTGATTAGTACATACCATGCCTACGTTATAACTACCAATCATGTTAACTGTGTTACGAACAAGTGCAGTCAATGCCTTAGGCTTACGACCCATATCACCTTTCATATCACCTTTTTGGAACTGGTCAACGTCTGTAGGTGTTAATAACATACCTAACGAATCAATTACAAATAATACTTTAGGACGTTCTTCTTCTGCCATATCACGATATTCTTTCATGAACTCTGATACTGTTCTAGCAACATCGTCAATCATGCTCATGTTAAGTTTAAGAAGTTTTTCTTCTGAAGTATCTACGTCAAGTGCTTGTAGCCACGCTTCGTCAAGTGCGTTCTCTGAGTCAACTAATACTACAAAGATACCTTGTTCTTGTGCAGCCTTTACAATGTTTGCTGAACAGAAGTAACTTTTACCACTACCTGATTCACCTGCAAACACTGTTACCTTACCAAGAGGAACACCTTTATTAAAGTCTCCACTTACAAGATAGTTTAGTGCAAAGTTTCCTGTGCTGACCCAATTTACCACTACCTGATTCACCTGCAAACACTGTTACCTTACCAAGAGGAACACCTTTATTAAAGTCTCCACTTACAAGATAGTTTAGTGCAAAGTTTCCTGTGCTGACCCAATCAGTTGGATCATTGAAGCCAATACCAAGGCCGTCGATGCTCTTAGTGATTGTCTTTCTGAATTTACTTATGTCAAATGCTTTTGCCATTTTTACCTTTCCTATGTGTTAGAGTGTAGTATGAAAGATCTCGCTGGATACCGTAAGGAGATTTTTGCCGGAACTTCCATATACACAATTAATTAACTAGCGTTTCTGCTTCTAATCATTGCAAGAATATCTTGCGCCCTGTTAGAACCATCGCCTTCACTTGCCGCAGCTTCTTGTGCTGTTGCAGTAGCCGCCGCTGGTGCCGCTTCTGCTACTGGTGCTGCCGGAGCCGCTTCAGGTGCAGGAGTTGCCGCTGGTGCTGGTGTTGCTGGTGTTGAAGGAGTATATGCCTTGTTAGGATCTCCAGTACGTGACGCCATACCTGCTGGCTTAAAGTACTGACCCCAACGGTCCATATCATATGCCTCACCGTCTACTGACGCTTCGAACATCTCTTTCATAACCTTCAATGCAACTTCATCGGGTTTCTTTGGAAGGAAATCTGACATGTTGTAAAGACCATGCGTTTCGATTGCTGCCTTTTCAGTATCACTTAATGCACGTTCTTTACGTGACCAAGATGATGTAGAATAGTCTGCATAGCCACCTTTAGAAGTTTTCTTAACTCTAAAGTCAACGCCACGCATATAGTCTGTTGGCAGTTCTTCAAGTTCAGGATCCATTAATGCACCTTTAATGATCTGGAAGATCTGTGGTCCAATAATAAATCTACGGATTGGGTTTTCCGGAGAACTTTCTTCGTTTAACGGGTCTTCAGTAACAAACCCTTGGAATACATATGAACGTTTTTTCCAATACTTACGTCCCATATCTTCTAAAGATTTATCTTTAAACCATGGTCGAACTTCTGTTAAGATCGGACATGGTGTTCCGTCGTTATACATTTCCATACATGGAACTTGTACAATTACCTGACGTGAGTCAGTGTCGCCTTTTACTCCAGCAAACGGAAGTTTAATCATTGCACGTTCTGCCCAAAAGAACGTATTAGATTGATCGCTGTCAGGTAAGAAACGAATTACTGCTTCTTTGCCTTCTTGCATATTCCAATGTGGGTAAATTGCGTTGTCTCCACCGGAAGAATTTCCAGTGTTACGATTGTTGGACTCTTGTAGTTTAGCCCTTATTTCTGCGAGTGATGCCATTTGTGCCTCCTATAGCCTTGTTATATGTTTTCACTTTCATGCCTAAGCATACGTATTATTATATGCTCTTTTATTTAGCCCGTCAACTGTTATTTTAACTAAATGTGGTTTCATTCAGCCAAAAAGAAAGGAGACCGAAGTCTCCCTACTTAAATTATAACTTTGTGTTGTTATAGTGCCTTGTGCAATTGAGCAACTAGCTTTGCTTTAGTCAGCCTTCTATCTAATTCAATGCCGTTATCTCTGCCTAATTCTTCTAACTTAACTTTTGTCATTTTTGATAACTCAGCTTTAGTTACTTTCTTAGCTTTTGCTGGGGCCTTTTCTTTCACTTCGTCCTTTAGTAC